ACATAATTTTATCCCTCCCGCTGGAGTGGTTGTTTTCTGCAATAATCCCAAAGAAGTGTATAGCACTTTGAATTCAGAATCTGATGACAATTACAGGAGAAGAATCGTTTCCGCTATTAGGGGCTCTAGTACCGGAACCGCTGAGTCAATACGTTTTGCCGCATTGGCGATAAAGGGGGTAAAAGACGCAAAGATTAGAGAAGCTTCTTTCGGAATAGGTTCTTGTGATATAATAATAGTTCCAGAAACAAGATCTGGGCTTGCGACAATGACCGATTTGGTGATCGATCAAGTCAGGTCAATAAAGCCCGTTGGCGTTAACATCAATGTGAGAATGGCAGAAAGAAAACCGGTAGATATAAATATGTCTATCATTTTGAGAGAGGGCACGACAACAGATACCGCCAAAGCCGTTGAAAATCAGGCAAGAATATTTATCAATAGGTATGTTAACAGTTTGTCGATTGGAGATTCTATATCGATAACTGAGATCGAACGTCAGGCAAGAAATGCGTCAGAAATTATAGTGTCCGCTTCCGTTAAGTCAATTAGGGTGGACAATCAAAATATCGCCAACAAAGACTACAGATTGTCGGATGATAAATCTTATATGACATCTGGATCATTAGCGGTTTATTCTGTTATAATGGGTAATAGTTCAAGTTATTAAAGGATGATAAATGTCACAACAATCTTATGTAGTTACGAAAAAACAAATAATCAAAGCCAAAAACATGACCCATGCCAGAATGCTTTCCGAGGGTTATAAAGATTTTCCTGGCCAAATTATTCATGAAGAAATAGATGTTAGTGAAAAAAGTGATTTCTCTGTTGAAGAAGATGAAATTACTTTTGTGGAACCGCCTTCGGAAAACACTTCGATATTTTTAAGGTCGGAAAACAGACGCTTGGCGAAGCTGGCTGAAAAATATAAAAATGTTAAAAGTGAGGCCGTAGTTTCCGTTTATCAGGCAGCATTTGACGCATTTTCCACCTTTGAGTTACCCAAGATAAAAACCCCAACCCTGAAAAGCAGCAAGCAAAATAGCCCGGAAACAGCAGTTGCTGTTTTTGCGGATTGGCAGTTGGGCAAAAAAACCTCAAGTTATAATACGGAAGTCCTTGAAAAAAGAATAGAATTATATACTGAAAAATTGTTAGAAATTACAGCATTACAACGATTACATCATAATGTTGACGAACTGCATGTCTGGCTTTTGGGCGACATAGTAGAGGGTGAAGAAATATTTGCGGGCCAAAGTCATCTTATTGATTCTGGGCTGTATAGACAGGTGGGCGTTAATGGTCCCAGAATACTTTCAAGGTTCCTTACAACGGCCTTAGAAAATTTTAAAAGAGTACATGTTATCGGAATTATTGGTAATCACGGAGCTGTAGGTGGAAAGCTAAGAAAATCGCACGATCCAGAAACCAATATGGATAGGCTTTTGTATAAAATATTAGAATTGATGTTTGCCAAAGAAGATAGGGTTACTTTTAACATCCCAGACGGGAAAGGCGAAAGAAATTGGTATGCAGTAGATAATATCGGAGACTATTCAAGCCTTCTTATACATGGAGACCAGCTGCCGGCACCGGCCCAATATTACGGGTACTACAAAAAGGTAATGGGCTGGAAGGACGGGGCGATACCGGAACATTTCAACGATGTGTTTATGGGTCACTATCATCAGCAGTTTAAAATGACTATTGGTAGCAGTATTTTAAGGGTCTCCGGATCGCCGGAAAGCAGCAACACGTATGCCCAAGAGTATTTTTCCTCAATGAGCAGACCGTGTCAACATTTAATGTTTATTCATCCGGAGCACGGAGTTACTTCTGAATACAGTATATGGCTAGACGCCGTATAGGGGTATAAATGAAAACTTATTTGCTTAGTTTTGTTACTTCTGATTTTTCCAAGAATGGAAAAATTTGGAGTACACAAGGCATTGACCTCTACTCAAATAAGTATTACACCAACTACTGTTATACGAGATCGCCATATGGTTTAAACTCTGTCAATGATTACACTTTTACTGGAACGAAAGTTTTATCAAGCGCAACTCCAACGATAACCGGAGCGGTTAAAGTTACGGATTATCGGAGAATTGATAGATGATGAAAATATTCTAGAATACTACCTATTTAATCCAAATACTCTTCAGGGTGAAAATAATATTTTTGATCCCGACTCATCTTCCACCCCAGTTTTTACCGCAGATTCCTTTGTTGAAAAAGGGTTAAGATTTGTTGACACCTCTTCCAGAATAGATATCAGAACTTTCAAGGGCGCATTTTCGTCTTCTTTAAATAGTATTGAAAATATTGTTTTTACTTTAAACATTTATGAATCAGACTCTTTAAATCGGACCGTATTTTTTATCATCAACCGCTCAGTCCGACGCTTTGACGTCTCTGCTGCTGCTTAAAAATACAAAGAGATACGCTAAATTTGAAATTAAAATAAACACTGAACTATCAGATATCAACGTATTGTCATTTATTCTTATGATCGAAGTTGCAATAGCGGATCCAGTAAATCCGGTTATTTCTCAAAGTGTAAAAAATATTTTAAAGAGATTTCCATCTTGGATGGCATTTTATTCAGATGCAACAGAGCAGGCGACTCCAAATCTTTACGTTCCTAAAACAACAGCCGGAAAATATATTAACGCAGTTGTGGGGGAACATCTAGATAAATTTGACAGAGAATTAGACACACTGAATGTTAACTCTTTTATTGACAGGGCAGATACAAACCAAATAGCGTGGGCGTATTCGTCTACCAATGTAAACACTACTTTTCACAAAATATTGGCCAACGGTATTGAATTGGCAAGAATAGACAACATTGCAGATTTTTTGAAATCTAAAGAAACTGATTATGTTTTTTATCATAATCCAATTAACAGAGAAATACTTACCTTAAAGAAATTTCATTTCTTAAAAGCGCAAAATGTCAACTCAGGCCTAACAGATCTTCTACAACTGCCGGTTCAAATCTTCAATTGGTTTGATGAGCTTGGTTTAAGGGTGGGGATAAATCGTCTTTACTTGGAGAACAATATTTCCTTTAAGGAAAGAATATTAGATGCATTTAAAAATCCAGTAGGCGTTGACATCGAATCGTTCAAGCGTACTTTGAGAAGAGAGTTAAATATCTGGAAAGCCTATGGAGTTACACCCAGCTCACAGTACGTTGGCGCAACGCCAGAAATTTTGGAAATGTCTGATATAACGAGTTCTACTCCGTATTTTAGCGCTGATGGCAATCAAACAGAATACTTCAAAAAATTAGTCGACGATCTTAACATCCAATACCCTAACAACTGGGGGTATTTTACTTTTGATAATGCGTTGTGGGACTATGCCGGATTAAACGATGATGGCGTTGGCAGATTGTCTTCACGATATTACGATTCGGATATCCAGATTCCATATTACCAACCGGGTATAGGGGATCAGGATGATTTAGCTCTGTTTATACAGCAAACTGATGCAACACCCGTATATTTCGAAACGGTATTAGCCGCTAAGGGTAAAAAATCCACAGGATCCACTCCCAATTATTCACCGGTAAATGTTAAGGTTGAATATTATTCCGACTACACAATTAAGGAATACGACAACCCGGCAGCGACGATAAATTATACTTTAGAATTTCATGCGACTCCTCACGCAACCTATGCAACACCAACGGTATTCTATACTCCCTTGACAATCTATCCTAAGAATAATGAAATATCTGAACGGAACGGATAAATCAATACAGAACTGGAAGTCATATCCAATATTTGATACAGAGGGATTTACTTCTAGCGATTTAGCAATAAGAGAAAAAAATACGCTTAAAGAATATTACAATCAATTAAAAGACTCAAACAATTCTTTGAATATCATTGAAATTGAAAAGATGCATATCAACTATATAAAGAACATTGTTCTTAAATTGGGATTGTGGAATGGAACACAGTACGCTACTCCGGCACAATCTGATGACTTTATTGTTAGATTTTCTCAAAATCCAGGCAATCAACTTGCGTATGGCTCTTCCACTCCTTCGATATCTGCTACCCCCGGGCTTACCCAGTCAACATATGTTGAGGCATTATCCAAGTTGTGGTCGTTAAAAACAAAAACAAAACAAACCAAAAAACAAACTAGAACTCTAACAATTAATTCCGCAGAGGCATCTCCTCCCGTGAGTTATGTTATAGATCAGACATCTATTTTAAATAATATTATTTATCCTCCTGGGGCAACTCCGGGTTTTGTATGTATAGAAAATGTAAAACCAGAAGGTTCAGCGGTGATCGGCTACACTGTTGATTCCTCATCGCTTTCAGGATATGGTGGAGTAACGTATGATCAAGCCTTGGGCTATGATATCTACGTTCCATCGTCGCCAAACATTAAGGTCAATATTGTTGGCGGATCGGCGACGGCCAATGAATATTTCTCAAAAATTCAATATCCCCGTTCTTCAAGTCCAACATCGATCGCCCTTAATCTTTTTGACGGAGAAATTTTTCCAATAAAAATTGTTAACTGGGTACCGTTTGAGGCCATGTCAACTCCGATAACTGGGTATATTGACGAAAATGGATACGTTGGATACAAAAAGCAGAATGGTGAATTTGTTCCAAGTAAAAATTCAGACACAATTATAGTTCCAGAAATAACCAGAGAAACTTTCGGAATTTCTGGTTCTTCTAAATTTGAATATTATTTCGAGAATATATCCATACTTGATCCGGCTGATGTAAATGTATTAATTTGGTCTGAACAGAAAATAGTTAATCCATTTTTGAATAAAAACTATGTATTGAAATTTAATTCCATTAATTCTATAATTGATAATGATTTATATACTTCGCAAAAAATACAGTATCCGGCTAATTCTATAAAGGAAAAATATGACCTAGCTCGAAACACTACCGTATTTAGTAATTTTGTTGCACGTGGTCGACTATACGACGAGAGAATGGAAACCCGCATTAACACCGGGTGGCTACATATAGGCAAAGAGGAATACTACGTTTACGCAAAGCCGCAAAAAGAAATATTTACGGGAAAATTAAAAGAGATAACACTCGCTTCAGTGCCACAGGCTGGGGCGCCCATATTCATTAAGGCTTACAGGCAGGGAGAATCAACTCCGCACATTAACTATACAGAAACGGCTTTTGAGGATTTTGCAACACCAAGACAGTTTGGTTTTTATAATAAAGAACTTATTAAACCTTCCTTTGACGATTCTTTTTATTTATCGTATCCCGACGTATATGATGCGACCATTGTCGATGGTCTTACGGGAGAAGTTCTATTTGAGGATTTAAGTTCAAATTCCAATATTCTTTCAGTGGCAAGTTCAACTCCCATATTCAATAAAAACCGTAACTACGAAATTAGCTACAGGGTAAAAAATTCTTATTATGCAGACAACATACTGAACGACGCTTCTTACTATACCAAAATAGTCTTTGACGCTACGCCGAGTACGCCGCTATTTTATGATATCACCTATGAAACGTCAAGGTACGAACAGAGTACACCGATCAACATTCAATTTGGTGAAACCTCTTCCTTTCTTCAAAAGGGCTATGTTACAGTTTCCGGAAAGGATTATCCGTTTGAAACAGCGCAAGTAACAATATCTCCGTACAACATAATGGATGACAAAAAAGATTTTATTGTCATCTCGATATCCTCTTTGGATGTGAATAAAAATCCAAAGTCAGATCAAAAATTTACCCTATCAAGCGACTATTTAACGATATCCCCGTCCGTTGTAACAACGAACGCCGAAGGATATGCAATGGCCAGGGCGGTTTATTCAGCCGCCACACCGGTTCAGGGGATGGTAACAGGCTCGATAAGGGTAAAGGGTTCGGGCGCGGATAATTCTTCATTTGATAAATACTATACCTACAAAATCTATTCCAGCTATAAGGAAAATTCCACCATCTCAATAGCGGCGGATCCTTCAATCATTAAAGCGGACGGCGTTTCTTCAATTTTTATTGACGGAATCGCCACAAAAAATAATCTTCCTAGTAAAAATACGATTATTTACTGGAGGAAAGGAAGATCTCCGCACAACGCCCTTGAAACCCAGGTATATTCTTCTGCGTCTGATTTTTCCGGTTACTCTGGGATAGTCACAACAGATGATAACGGTAGATTTTCCGTAGGCCCCATCGTTAGTCAATCTAGGTCTAACCCTGGATATTGGTACATTGTGGCGGAATCAGATTTTAAAACATCTTACTCCAGTGACGCTACGCCTGTTGCTGGGGATATAGCGTATTGGTATGAATCCTATGATAATATTGATTTAAATTACGTATCAGACTTAAAAACTGTCGATGTTATTAATTTTAACGATACGGAATCTTTGAACACATACTCAACTCCAAGGTTTATAACCAGTTACTATAATGAACAACTGGTAACTTCTTCTGGGGCCACTCCAAGATGGACTCCGCCAGCCTGGTTGCCAATTCCTAGATATGAACAATATCAAGCGGGCTTTTTGGGTTCAACTCCATATTTTATATCTGAATATATTAATTTAAAAAAGGATAATTAAAAGATGTCTAAACCGCTAAATTCAGATTCTAATATTAAATTTAAAAAAACCAACAATCTGCCAGTTGATGATCATTCTGTTGGTTTAGCGTGGTTTTCTTCCAAGCAAATTAGTCCGGGGAATAATTTGTCAATTACCGACTTATCTGGTTTTACCCCAGAAAACGCCTACGCTACAGAAATTAACTCTAATCCACTGGATTTAAAAAATAAACTGGTATTTGCAAATGAACTTGGCGTTCTTGAGGATGAAAATGCAAACACCATATTTGATTGCGAAGACGTCAGCGTATCTGATATTTTTCTGGATCAGCAAACATTAGATCAAAAATATCTCCATAAGGAAATAAAGAACAAAATGTTTGCTCATTCCTATTATGTATCAAGGCACTACACAATGCTTCCGCTAAATTCTTTTTCGATAGATGATTTGGATTCCTTTATAGAGCAGGATCAAATTCCAAAATCCATAAAAGTTATAGACGAAAACGGCCAAGAATATGTGGGCAGAGATAATGGTCTTAAGAAATATAGAATATTATTGGACCAGATTGACAATAGCGTATATGAAGAAAGGTCAAATCGTCCGTATAAAATCGTCGTGTTGTTTTCGGAGCCTCACCCAAAAAATTTACAGTTAGTATACGATAAAGTTAGTCTGTCTTCTAACGAGTCTGTTTCTTCGGTGGTGCCACAGTATAAGGAAAATATTAACACGGTTAGCGTTTTTAATGAGATTGTAGAAGAGTCTATCGCCGTTGACAATTCAATGAGAAATAAAAAAATCTTTTCTAAAAAATCAACAACTTTTAAAAATAATATTATTAACAACAATTCTTCCTCAGCAGATGGGTTTGAAATCGTCGTGCCCAAAAAAGCAATATCCGACAGCAGAACATACGAGACGTTTAATTGGAGACTTGTAGCAAAAATATTGAGGAAGGTAGATGTTTCTTCGGTAAATGAACAGGAAGAAATTGATTCAGAGCTAAAGATAAAACAAAAGGTTGTAAATTGTGCGGTTTTGTGTACATCTTCTCAGCTTTCTGAAATGATAGCTTCCGGAAATTACGGATCCGCTAACCCCTATATTTTCTATAGATTACAACAGTCTCCATATAATTTGTCAAAATACTCTTATGTAAATCCAAGCAATACCCAACACCCCGTAAATGTAGCCCTACACTGGCTTATGTCCATTGACACAATAACGAATGAGCAGTTGTCTTCTTTTGATATTTTGGCCTGGTCTCCTGTTTCCTATATTACTAAAGAGCAGGGAGAAAAAATAAAATATTTTATTGAAAAAACCCAAGGTACCATTGTTCTGGATTTGTCTCAATCTGGTGGAGCCGAAAATATTGATCCTTCCTTAACAATTTCAACCGACTCTCATGCACTTAATACGTGGAAATATAACGTTGATAGCGTTTTCCTGGACGAAAAAAAGAACAACGCCTGGCCGATAAACCCATCGGTTTTTGAGTCTGTGAAAATTGATTCAACAAGTTATGACGTATATTCGCTATTTGGAAGAAGCAATATCGGTTCATTGGCTTTGGGAATTACCACCAACAAAACAGCGAAAGAGTTCACCGGATCTTATTCTGAATCAAATATTGTTTTGAAGAACTCAAGAGAAAAACCAATTTTTCTTGGGTTTGGATACGTCAATTTAGCCGACGCCTTGCTGAAAGGCAACGTACTAGCGACCACATGCACAATGTTCAAGTATTGCAACGATGTTTATCAGCCATCTAGTATTTTTGATTTTTCAACCTCCAACTCAACCTCGGCGTCAATCGAGCAGGTACCATTCGTGCCGGTCGCATCCGCAGAACGGACCACTAAAACTGCTGTATAACGCAGTATCCGTAGCTCTTACCTCCAGAATATTTTCTGCAAAAATTAAAGATCTTAGGGCGTCTTGTTATTATCATGTTTCAAAATGGTCGAGCGCCTATGTGATAAATCAAAACGTTCTCCTAGAAGAGGAAAAGGTGGCGGAATATAGTTTGATAAAAGACTTTGATGATAAATTAAATTACGCCAAAAACATATCCGCATCGAATCAATCAATTCTTCAATTCTATAAAAAATCTATTTATGACAATATAGCTGATCAATATTCCATTACTTTGCAGGAAATGGATGTATCGAATATTGAATTTTACGTCGAGGTTACCAACCCGGACGTGGTCATTGCAAACTCCACTAAGATTACAGAAACAGTGCCCGAAATACCAACATCCTATACTTTATTCAAGGTAAATGAAAAATCTATCGAGTCACCGCTTTATGCGTACACAAACGCGCCATCAGCCCAATTCAAAATCCCGGGTGGATTTGGAGCGTACGTTTTAAGGCAGAGAGCATATAAAAGTTCGTTGATAACTCAGGATAATTTGTCTCCAAAAATTTCTCCAAGAAATATATATCAATCTTACGGATTTAAATTTTCTATTTTTAATTCGTATGTTCAATCATCTGAATCTCCAACAATTCTTAACGCAGATTGGTCCGCCGAAATTAGCGCCACCTATAACGCGACTTTGAAAAGACAGGAATTTTATCGAGTAGCCCCGACGGTAATACCGGGTAGTGGACAAAATGTGGAAGATCAACCAGAAAAATGGTCTGATACTAAAACGGATAAAGATGTTGAACCGGAGGCATCTCAAACTGAGGTATACGCAGATGGTGACGATAGATTAAATGGACAATATCGAAACCCCAAGCGGTTCTTTTCATTACGTGTACACGAGGGATCTTAATAATGGCAATACGTTCAAGAACTATAAGGTCGGTCAAACGGGAATGTTATCTGCATATATAGCGTATATACAGATAACGCTAAGAGAAGCTAAATTATCAAATTCTTCTTTGGCCGATTGTCCGTTGACCAGAGTATATGATAAGGCAACCGCCGCCGCGGTATTAAAATTTCAACAAGTTTATAAAGCAAGGGTAAAAGACAGTATTGTTGATAGCGAAACAAAATCCCTCTTTGCAAGAGAAGTTTGGAAAAAAATGCGCCAGACGGATCAAGCAAGGTACGACGCAGTAATCAGCCGAATACAAAAGAGCAATAATAAGGACTGCGTAAGATTTATCGAAAATGCCGCTACCACTGTTGAAATATGGGAACTAAAAAATACCAATCTCGATTTTCAAAAGATAAGCTATACAGGGAATGCCTTGGGCAGTCCAATCTCAGATACTATTTATGTAGCCATTCCAGGAAGATATAGGAGTTCATCTGTAAAAGATGTTAAAATAGAATCTATCAGCATATACGCCGGCTCGTTTAAGGGCGCCCCTTCCTATAGGGGTATAAGCATACAGGAGGTAAGGGGTTACGCATTTGACATAAATACTCAAACGGCCAACTATTCAAAGTCTCAGCTTTTTAAAACTCAAACAAATTATTCTAAAACATCTAATACAGTAGCTGTTAATAAAACCTTAGCTGAATCTGGGGTTTTTTCAATAAAATTAAAAGGTAGCTTGTTGGGTGGTGTATTTGGGCAAGCTGAGGGTTATGCGATAGGTAAAATAACTTTTACCATTAGTTACAAGCTTAAAGAGGGAGATGCAACGACTAAGTGGGTCGAGGAATATACAAAAGAAGTTACTGGATATATTGAAACTACAGTCACAAAGCCGGCGACTGTCAAATATAAAATTTCTGGAAAAGTTAATAATATATCCGCAAATCAGGTGGAACAAATTGATTTGAGTGGGTTAAAATCTGTTAAGTTTACAACCGAACCATTGTCGATAACATATCCAACCTTCTCTGGAACCGCTACTCTAGATTTAAAAACAACAAAAATTGATTTTAGCTCCACCGACTACAAACCGCCATTTACCGCTTTCTCGGACCCCAATGCGGGAGACACGCCAAATTATAAAGATGAGTCCATAACCATAGACCTTACGTCTTCAAAAACTATAGAGGTAGGTGCTTCCAGCTTGTCTGTTTCCAATGTTTTATCTGCGAGCAAAAATCCAGTCAGCTCCAGCGCACTGACCACAAATATTGTCGGAAATAAATTATTTTTTGAAACATCGTCTTTGAATTACGAGAATTCGAATGTCATAAAAAGTTCTGTTTCTGAGATAAATAATTATTGGCTGCTTAAAGCGGATGGATCGTTAATTCAAAAAAGCAAAAATGCGATTACCGTTTTAGACGGACTATTGATGCTATGCCAGCCCACCAAGGAAGATGATAAAATTGGAAAACCCTATGGAATTAGCCTTCAATCCTTTGTCAGTAATAACTCACAAAATACGGAATTTAATATTGACTATGGCGCTTTTGTTCTTGCAAACAGCATCGTAAACATTTCGGATGCCGGATTGTTGTACGGATTCTATGACAGGTCCAAAAATGAATTTATGGGGAAAACCCTCTACTATGCCGATTATATTGCAAGAGGTCCAGAAAACGTGTACATTGCCGTACTTGCAGTGGATGCAGACGGCAACTTGGGGGATTCTGATTTTCTTGGCGTTAAGAATACCGGGACCATAACTCCGCCAGTAGCTCCTGTCAAAATGGCATGTCCCATTTATCACGTTTCGTATATTCCATCTTCTAGGATATCTTTATCTTCTATCCCGCCAAATCTTTCGCAACTGGATCAATGGCCACTGTATGTCACTTCTGGCTCATTTACAAAAGAGTGCTACATTGACTCGGAATATGCGTCAACTAAATGGTTTCAAAAATACAATCAAAAGACTTTGCGAGCTACGTACTCAACTCTAGATATATCAAATGTTTTGTGGTCCCAAATATTGGGGAAGCCTTACATGGATGTGTTAAATGAATATCCTGTTTTTCTGTCTTCAAGAAAAATCCAATTATCACAAATTCCTATCGCCTCTTATGTGGAGCCGTCCGCCAATAAAATTGGTGTTTTAAAGCAGTATTTATTTATAGAAACAAGAGAATCAAATACCGATGAATGGGCACTGCTGGATGCTAGATTCATAAGAAACATCAACTGTGATACTGGAATCGTAGATCTTACAAAAGATTTATCACAAGACTTGGATTTGATTAGAGTTTCTTACGCCGTAAGGGCGAGTGGCATTCCGTTAAAGCATGTTAACGGCAACCCAATTCCCCTTAATCCATTTCTAAATCAAGATATAGTTGAGCCGGAAAAGCCACTATACATTTACATAAAACCATCTAAAGTAGAGGTGAAAAACATTCAAGCTTACGGGAACACTTCCAATGATGCGGTGTACTCATGGAATCATGTCTCAGATTATGCGTTTGATGGTGTCGTACATTTCACATATGATAATAGTATTTTCAATCAATACGATAGCGTTAATTACGATCCGCTGGCAATTCAAATAGGTTTAATTCATGTCTTAAAAAATATACCGCAATCAGGAATTGACTTGATAGATCTAAGAGTTAAGGGCGGAGGTATAAAATCTACCTATGATAAATCGGTCAATGTAGAATCCTATGGTTCTTTAGACATTGAAAAAATACTTAAAGAAACAAAAGAAGCAGTTTCTTTCTGGGATGTTTACCCTCCCGATCAGCAGGCTTATCCTAAGGGTGGTTTTATAATTATTAAACTTCCAAAAACTGTTTTGAATAATTTTGTTAATAAACAAGATGTATATTCTATAATTAGAAGAAATATAACAGCCGGTATTGTATTTAAAATACAGGATATGGATGGGAATGATTGGATTACGGTATAAATATATGATTAATTTTCTTCCAGATACCATAAAAACATTTTCTGAAAACTCCCAAAGAACTGTCGGTTCTTTAATAAGAGATATTAGGGTAGACAAATCTCAAGTGGCTGAGTTGGTTAAAAGTTTAAACAGTTTTTCTTCCGGTCCAACCCTATTGCCAACTTTGTCGATTTCCAGAGAGTTAATTAAATCAGAATTTTTTGTTGATGTTTTTAGGGATTTTGAACTAAGATTTTCTAGATTTTTTGACGCTTCTAATTCAATAAATATAGTATTAAATTCAATGACCGAAATTATGTTATCTCAAATAGCTAAGGCGGAAAAAGTCTTAGCTTATTATGAAAACTATATTAACAACTATGAGTTTTTATCTGGAAAAGACGATTTATATAATTTTTCGTATGTTGAAAATTTTGATAGCAACTTAAAATCAAATGAATATGAAACCCAAAAAGTACCTCATGTAGATCGAGGTGGTATTTTGTTTTCGGACAATGGGAATGGATTTGTAGATCCAGTGTCTTCAACTTTCAAAATAGGTTCTGGCATTAATTCAATAAATGTATTAGATAATATAAAGGAAATAAAATTAAACTCGAACTATAAACAGTATGTTTCTTCCGAGGGGGATCCTTTTTCTCTTTTTAATGAAAATGAATCTGATACCTGGAGTGTTTCGGTCAAATCGCCAGTCGTCATAACTTCTACAATTAATGATATTTCCAAATATATTGATTATGATTATTCATACATAGCTGGAGCAAAAACTTTAATGGAGATTTCTTTTATCAAAGAAATAGAGATGGACTTTCTTAGAGTTTTTCCGGGAGAGAGTAACGGACTGCAGCTGCTTCAGGTGGCCGTAGAGGCATCGAGCACCGCAGAAAAAATCTATTCACTAAATTCAAATAATCCAATTTCTGGTTATCAGATTAAAAAAATACTTAATGCCCCGATATTGGTTAATTCGACAGTAGATGTAAATATCCCATTAGACAAAGTAAAAAAAATTATATTGATTTTCAATCAAGGTACTTACACAAAATCAAACAACCCACCGTTAGTAGACGAGCTTATTTCGAGGGCTCTGCTTAATTTTATTTCACAATCAAAAAAACAAAGAAGAAATAAATTCAGCGTTCTTCAAGATATTGTGATTGAATATTTTAGAAAAGAAATTTCCATAGATGAATTTAAAAGAAATGATTACTCATACTCGGAATATTACACCTGCAAATTCCCCATATACGATAAAAATCACCCGTGTTTCGCCGAAAACAAGTTTGATCAAGAAAACAGCAGCATATTGGGGATCGATGATGACGACAAGTTATTCGCGGTCAGTCCATTAACTGTCATGATAAACAATATTGTTTCCCAAGCCCTGGGATCAAAAATAAATGTATTCAGGAATTCTCTTTTTAAAGAAACAAAGTCTGCATATACCGAAAACTTACTTAATCAAATACCCGGTGCGCCTTCGGTAATATCTCAAAACTTAAACGATTTAGGTTATAAATCTTTTGAAAACTCAACAGAGCAGACGATTGCTGGGACTTCGTTTAATTCAACAAATTTATTTAACAATAATTTTAATTCTATTAATAATTACGAATATTCTTTTACAATAAAAAACATTGAAGTTGGGAGAGTAAATCCGGCAAATCAAGCAAATAAATCCTACTCTTTATCTAAAGCTTCCTATATAAGCTGCAAGATACCAGTTCCCGGCGATCTTTACGGTATCAAGGCAAAGGTTAATTTAGATCAGAATTTAGATAAATATAACTCCGTTTCTTTTGATCTTAAAAAAACCAACTCCTACGAGCTTTCGGTTTCAATGCAGGATAATCCGGTCAGCGAAAAAGACTGGATACCACTAGCCCTTTACGACTCTAACGAGATCGAATCAGAAATGTTATTTATTGATCCCTCTACCGCCTCCTGCCAATTGCGATTTTATCCGCAGGATACCACGGTAAAAATTTTTGAGAACCAAAGGCTACTACCAAGCGATAAATTTACGGTCAATAAATTTGACAAGTCAATTATTTTTCCCGCATTCAATAAGAATTCTGTATATATTGCCAGCTATAAACTTGACGATATTAATTATTCTCAACAGTATATTGATGTCTCGGTATTGTCAAGCGCTACCAAGTTATTAAATGCGGGAGAAGACGGTGTAGACGGAGAGTTTTTTGAAAAAACAGGATCAGAAAATAAGATAATTTTAAAAAACAATCCCTACATTAATCGCGCTTATTTGAACAATGCAATTTACAGTTTAACATACGGTACTATACCAGAAACGCAATATTCTGGATATAGTCCGGTAGTCGTAAGGTTCGCCGATGGATCGTATGCTATAAATTTAACAAACTATTTAGATGGCAGCTTTGAAAAAGCAGGCTTTTATAATACGGCTGAAACTTTATTCTTTCAAAATGATAAAAATATTATTTTTAACAAACCAATTAATAAATCTTTTAATGTAATATACAATTATATGAATAATTACTTTAGATTTAGATTAATAGTAAGAAACAATTTTTCCAACTATTTTTCTAGCGGATCCGTTGATAATGTTATCATTAAAATGAAAACTAAATCTCCAGATATTAGTGTTCAAAAATTACTTCAGTTAGGTTAAACTATATGGCTCAATTGTCAACCAATACAATTTATTATGACCAAATTATAAAGAAAATTCAAATCTTTATAGCCAAGTATAAAAATAATAAAAACGCCTCGTACCCCGAAATAGCCCAAGAGTACAATACTCTGGTGCTGGAAATAAACAAATATGCAGGAGCTCAAATTTCAAAATACGAACCAGTTATAAAGGGCGAACCTCCGTCATCTAAAAAAATGAATAAATTTATTCAATCAATATCAGACGATCTAAATATTATAGCTAAACAATTAGATTATCAGTCGGGCATGTTTGTTTCGATCTTTAACATGTTCAACGCAGAGGTGGAAAAAGAAATAAAATTTACAAATAGAATTAAATCAAAAATAAATATTTTGGATACATACACCAACAGTCCTGGGGCAGATTTGTTTTATTTTGGCGATTCGTTTGAAAACTTGGATTTTATAGATTTAGCCGCTAGTAAAAAGCTGCCATTTATTGACCGGAGGGGCGGCTAAACTTCAGTTTTATCAAGCTTCGTCTTGGAAGCCAAAATCAATTTCAATTATTGAAAGCGCGTCAAATGGTTTTTTGGGCAACAGTCATGCGGCCTATTTGCAAAAGGGTAATGAATCCATGTATAGATACAGCTATCAAGACAATCCTTCCTCTGGTCTTTTGGCCAATGCGTTAGATGGCAGTCCTTTAACGTATTTTGAGTACGAAGCAATCTCTATACCAGCATCGGAAATTTTATCTCGTGGAGCAAAAGAATATGAGTTCTTTTACTCGTATGAGGAAACTTCGGGAATCTCCAGAACAATCAAGTATAAACCATGGTCAAATCACCCCGTTGAACAACCGCTTAAATTGGCGTTAAGCATGAAGTCCGATAGGCCGAGCAAGGCAAATACGCTTGAGATTGTTCCATTCTGGGGAACCGACCAGGGGGCGGCGGCACAGATAAAAATAACAAAAGTTGTCGCAATTGACGATCAGTCAAAAGAGGTTAATTTGATCAATGAACCGATCTATCTTGGCACGAGCATTACCCCAACAACGACAGAATCTGCAAGTAATTATTTTTACGACAGGGTCAAATTGACTTTTGCGGACGTAACAACTTCTGAAATAAGAATATACATGGAGCAGCGTGATTCTTTTTCTGTCAACGTAAAACATATGTATTGGAAGCCACTGCCTTCATCCGGAAGATTTTCTGCCCTAAATACTCAAACCAGATTTGACCCCAGTGCTTTGTCGTCTTTGGGTTTCGGGGAAATCCAATATAATGTCGCTGAACTGGTTCCAGCTGTGACTAAGCCAAACCAATATAAGGATCAGTCCGATTTGGCGGTTAAGAGCATTAACGTGACTTACAAGGATCAGGAAAAATCAGATTTTTATTTGATTTCTTTTCAAAGACAGTCTGGTTCATCTTTGGTGAAAAATTATTATACAAATTCTTTTACGGGTTTTGAAAGTTTGCAGCTTCAACAGGAGAAAGCCGCTTCCACAAATATAGATTTTGCCTGGAAAGCCGAAAGCAAAGAGGCGGCGGATAGAATCAAGAATTTTATTCAAGAAAAAATTACGGAAGGACAGTGGTCTCAATCTAATTTTCAAAATATAAACGTTGAAACAACAAAACATACTTTTAATCCCAAAACATATACGGGATTAATTAATCTTAAAAGGGAGTATGAGATTTACCCGGCAAAAAGATGGGCGATTGGTCTGAGGTCAATTGATGTTGGCTATCAGACCTACGAATCGTCCGCTTCTTTTGTTTCTTCGACTTATGAATTCCCCCATAATATAAAAAATCTTACCATATCTGTCGATTCAGAATTAACCCAACCTATCATTAATCAGAATGAAATACTTACTAAGTTTTATATTTCTTTAGATGAGGCAAAAAATTGGATTAGAATTTCCCCTATAGAAAATCCTTTTAGCGCAATACCAGAAGTATTGTCCTTCAATGAATTCGTACAGGCGGGAAAAAAGTTAAAGGGAGTTGGTTATTATAACCAACCAGAAATTCCTTCTGAAACAAAGAAGGTGAAGGTAAAAATAGAAATGTTTAAATCAAAATATGGAAATATAAGTCCAGTAATATATTCATATAAATTAGTGGGAAGAGTAGAGCAGACATGAGTATATCAAACATACAAAAAGAAAAGTTTTTAGATGTAATTTACAGAAATTTATATTCTTCTGGATATATTCCAAAAGAATCAGAAGTTTTGGATTTTTTTTCTAAGTATTTTTCCACATATCAACTTGGTCAACCCCTGCCCATAGGCGCAGAAATATTCAGGCAGCTTTCCGCAAGCAACGTCGATATCTATAATCAAAAAATGCTCTTTACCCTATTTAATGTAGAGGTATTGTACGACGCAATCCACGAAAATGCGGAAGAGATTATGAGAATAACAACCGCTTTGAATAAGAGGCTTCAAAATCTCAGGGCAAAAAGGATAGAATTGGACAATCGATTAGACGACCTGCTGTTTGTGAACCAAAATACGGACGCTATGTTTGCTTCCTACACCGAGGGTTTTGCAACTACAAAGGGAACAGATCTTAATTTTACAACAGCTTACGTTGACATTACTAACGGTATGGTGAGCCTTCCGACGCTTAGTTCCGCGGTTTTCGATTTGATATCCACCAAAAGCCTTGTGTCAAATGGTGTTGGGTATTCTTTGTCGTTCAATAAAAACGTAATAGAATCCAATAAATCAGTTTCTGATGAATCATTTTTTCCTTCGGTATTTGACGGTTTGGAAAACACGGAATGGGCAAAAAGCTTTTTTTTCGATGCTATTGGGCAGGTGACATTTTCCCTAAATATGCCGATCAACAACAACGTCATACTATCAAACATTTCCGGTAAAATAAATACCATTTCTCCAGTTGATATTTACTGCAGGGTAAACTATGCGGATACAACAAAAACTAACAATATTTTTACCAAAAAAGCATCGAAAGATTACGACAGATTCTCGTTTAACTTTGAAGCCGCAAGTGTTTCATCTATAGATTTAATCTTAACAAAATCACAACCCGACTATATAGAGCAAAACAAAAAAGACAAATATGCCTACAGATTTTCGTTTAGGGATATAGCTATATCTGGCAAGTATTATGAGCGTTCTGCGACATATGTTAGTCAGCCAATCTCCCTAAAAGCACAAGATAACAAAAATCTTGCCATAGACGCCGTGTCGTTATCTGTTAGAGAGTTTGGTCAAGAAAACGGAAGTATTTCCTATTTTGTTTGTGAAGATAATCCCGCTGCTGAACTTATTTCTGAGTTTAATTGGACTCCAATTTCTACGAAAAATAATTCTCTCGCCTCTTATCCGAGCGTTGTTTCCTTTAAGGGCACAACAATGAAGTCAAAAAAAATAGTTGATATCATCCAAAATGCAGAAACAGAAATACAAAAAATACCCCTTGCCGCAAAACCCGACGTGCCAAACATCAACAATCAAAACCCTACAATAGATCTGTATCCAAATCAGCTGATTTATAGAATAGCTCCGATGAACGTAGGCGACGATCCATATGATTCCTACATACTTGCCGGTACGGGATCGGTAAAGGGGTACTACATAAATTATTCTAATAGAATCTTTAATCAAACAGATGCGTTAAGCACCTGGGATTCTATTATCAATGGCAGATCAAGCATAAAGCAGCTATACACGATTCCGCCATACGAAGCCGTAAAAAATCCAACCCTTTTTGTAGGCCCAAATCTTTCTAAAATCAACGTTCTACTGGAGACAAACGTACTCTGCTCCTCGGAAAAAACTGTTAGACATAATTTTGTTAAAAACGACGATGTTTCAAAGAAATGGAATGTCGCCGTTTATGTCAATGGTAAACCGACATATATCACATCAAACCAATCTTCTGAGGTTATAGAGTGGAACTTTAAGCAGGGCACCAACACGGTCAAGATCTTAATAGATATAGAAGAGAGCGCCAACGGATCGATAACGCTAATGGAGGGAAAGACATTGGCCAACTACGGTTTGGTATACCTGGATTACTATAGCTATGTAGATCCCCTGGAATTCAAAAAAAATAGATCCGTGTACGACTACGTATTTACTATAGAAAACTTTTTTGGAAACAAGGAAATTTTTAGCAGGACTGATATAAGGTCAAATTCCAGAATATTTTATCATACGAATAATCCAAACAGCGTTAATGCAATTAGGTTAAGGGCAGACATGGCAAGATCGCAAAATCCCATTGGCTCGCCAAGTATTAGTTCATTTACTTTAAAGTTTAAAAATAATCAAGAATTAGAAGATCAGGAGCTACAATAAAATTATGCCAATAACCTATCAAGATCCAAAAAGTAAAAAAATAATAAGACAACCCCTGCTGAAAAGGATTCGCTCCTTCTATAGAAGCGCACGTAAAAGTGGTCAAGAGAATCTTTTTTATCAAAAAATATACATGGATATGAGTAGAATATATGTAGAGCTAGAGTTAATAAATACTAAAATATTTAACAGGGTAAAATCTATAATTGGAGTCGAAACATCCAGTATGCACGCACAAAACACGCTGCCCGATTCTGAATATTTTGGAGCAAAATACTATGATTTAAGTCAAGATTCTGTTGTCTTTTTTCACGCCGGAACCAATCCAAGTCCTTCTTCATCGGCAAATGATCAAAAGACTCAACTGTATACTACTAATTCTATTGCCGCAAAATTGTCAAATTTAAATTTTAAAATTAACCAACTAGAAAGACGAGAAAAGTGATATGTCAGATATTTTAAATTCAGAGAATAGAACTGTTCAGTACAATGGTCCCGTTAACAGCGCCGATTTTAACCTTCGAGCAGAACAGAACTACAGGGATTTGGTGCATTTATATAATCGATCAGGCATCTTAGATCAAAAACTCTCAGAAGCTTTCGAGAGGGTTTTGAAAGATCATCATTTTTTGTCGATGGCTGTTTTAGACCTTGAAGACAGAGTAAAGGCTTTGGAGTACAATTCGGAATCTGAATACAAAAAAATGTCCATCTACACATATTCCCAGATAGACGTTGCCTCCTTTGTGGGCGATCCCACTTTTGCGGTAAGCAGCACTGATGCGCTTAGTTTTGATTACGTATACAATATAATCACACTGCCCAAATTGCAAAGTTCATCACAATCAAAACTAAAGTTTTTTGATTCATCTGGGGCTCAGGTTATCCCGGATTTTTTGGAGACAAAAGTAGATAACGCCTTCGTCGGTGTTGATACCGCCGGTTCTTTGATAGATACAACGCCAATATATTATTCGTTTTTAGAATCCTCAGATAAGTTTTGGAAGAGAAACGTGATTGTAGACACCCCGTCGGCGGCCGGTGCGCAAATATATTTGTATGTCAAAATACCTTCTTCTTTTTCTGGTTCGGCTGCAAGTAATTTTCTTTCGCTAATTCCCTACCCCATATTCGGTGTAGACATTGTTTCGATAGAGTATAGCGCAGACCCCAATCCAAACCTAGACATTAACGATAAGTGGACTCCGTTAAATTTTAACAGGTTATACAACAATCAGCCAGAGGCAACAGGCAAGGTTCCGCCGGGAGGATGGTCTACGGTTGGCGGTGACATCGTGCTCAATGCCGGTCCTGTCGGATTTTACTTTCCATCGATTGAAATAAACGCACTTAGGATTGCCTTAAGGCAAAGAAATTATACGACAGAACACGGAAAGTGTGTTTACACCTACGGGTTATCAGATATGGACCTTAGGTCTCAAAAATGTCTTGATAGTGGGAAAACAATAATTAAGTTTACCGCCCCGAATAATGACACAATACTGAATGTGGAAGAGGTAATACCCAAAATTTATAACGTTCCAGAAGAATTAATTTCTACGGCCTTTAACTATAGGGTTATCTACAAACAGGGATCTTCGTACACCCTAGATCCAGTTCCTGGTTCGACTTCGGTTTGGATTGAGGTGACCTTAAACAAGCTTGGTGATGGAACCGCTCCAGTTTTGTCTGATTTAATTGTAAATTATACTTAATTTTAAAAGTGTAAAAAGCTTATTTCTTTTTACTATATAAGTAAATTAACCTAAGGAGATAACACGTATGGCTACATTTTATGTTGGTCCAAGACCCGTTTTAAAGGGTAGGTCTTCCTCTGGAATGGTCAACCCATATAAGGGTACAGCAGGAAAGTATTCTTTTTACCCCCTATTTGCAGACAGCCATGTCCTAGATGGGGCACCAGATAATAACTATGTTCCCGGAACTGGCAGACACCCGGGCAACGTTCTTTTGTCTCAGGTATTTAATGGCACTAGCCTTTATGTTCATCCGCTATCTGGCACGCTTAAGAACGGAGTTGGATACGATGGAGCCCGCTTTAAGCCCCACACTTACAGGGGGGTGCTCGGAGTTTTTACATCCGGATATGGTCACGCCGATAGGCAAACGGACTATAGCCTTTACAGCAACTACGTATTTGATGGCGTAACTGCAGGAAATGCTTTCCCATCCGGATACGGTCACGCAAATCGCACTACAGACTATAGTTTGTACGACAACTACACCCCAGATGGCGTACCCAGCTCGACAATATTTACATCTGGATATGGTCAAGCTAATACATCGTCAGAATATGGTAGAAACAAAGTTGGAGAACACAAAGGAGTTCCTTCTTCGAAAGCTCTGTAATTTGACCCAAAAATCATACATATAACAGTTCCCGCTGGTATAATACTGGTGAGGAAATAGATACAAAAGTATTTGTCCCGCCTCTTAAAGGCGGGACTGTTATTTTAAGGCTAGATATATATAGGTTTATTCAATTTTCAGTAGATTTAATAAGGATTATGTAGATGATGTTAGAGCAGATGATATCCGTTATCGAGCACAACATTCTGCCTATCGACGTCGCAGAAAAGTATTTGAGTATTTATATAGGAGATGCCGACTGGAAAACGCATATAGCAAAATTGTGGACAAATTTTGAGAACAAAAATAAAAATGCAGACATGAGTAAGGAAGATATCAAAAAGGCAATTTCGTGCACCACGCTTCTTCCTACAATAGAAAAAACAAACATACCGGATCCAGTCCATCTTATGTTGTTTTGGTGCCCAACATGGAATCAGTACAGGGAAAAAGATTGGTTTTCTTTGTTGAAAGACGTAGTAAAAAAAGACATTGAGATACAAAAAAATCATAGTCAACTTATTTCTTACGGTGTCATAGATCCCATAGATTATTCCCCAATCACCAGACAGGCTTACAACTGGCTGTATGCCCACGCCGAAAACAGCAACGTAGTTAACGACAAAAGTAGAGAGATTATTTCAAAAAAAATGCAGAACCTAATCAGAATATATGGCGGAGCGGTAATATCAAATTTGTTTACAAATCACACCAATGCAGTTGACAAAGTTTTTAACTGGAGAAGTGGTTATTTCTTTGAAAGAGAAATATACAATGTATACACATTTGATCAAATTAAGAAAATTAAATCTAAAGAAATAGAAAAACTAAATCCAAAGTTTGTCAAAGTATTGGCATTGAATTAAGGGGGAATATAATGACGGAAGAAATTGAAAGCGGCAATCCAAATTTAGCCCCAATACCAACAAAGGCTTCTATGTTTTCATTTAAAATTAGTGAAGACTTTGTTCAGGCATACACCTCCAAAAAATCTCCGTTTGGATACACGGACGCCGGGGGTAACAGTGTTGGCGAAATAACTTTTTTAAGAACATACAGTAGGCTAAAAGAAGGCGGATCGAAGGAAACCTGGGTTGACGTTTGCGAACGAGTAATAAATGGAACCTACTCGCTGCAAAAAGATCACTGCAAGAAAAACAGGCTGCCCTGGAATGACGCCAAGGCGCAGGCAAGCGCCAAAGAAGCTTTTGATAGACTGTTTAATTTAAAATGGACACCTCCCGGTCGCGGATTGTGGGCCATGGGTACAAATATTGTTAATATTCAAAGAAATTCCGCCGCTCTTCAAAATTGCGCATTTGTTTCTACATCTGAAATGACAAAGCTTAATCCATCAAAACCATTCTCGTTCCTGATGGAAGCGTCCATGCTCGGGGTGGGAGTTGGATTTGACGACAAAGGGGCGGACAAGGATTTTCTAATTTACTCTCCGTCCCCAGCAGAACCCGATACCACTACTTACGTAGTGCCCGATACAAGAGAGGGATGGTATATTTCCACGGCGATGCTGCTCGATTCATATCTGAAGTCTGGACAAGATGAAGTTTATTTTGACTACTCTTTAATTAGACCAGCGGGCACGCCCATTAAAACATTTGGCGGCATAGCCGCTGGCCATGAGCCATTGGAAAAACTTCATAAACATATTAAAAAAATGTTTGACGGCAGAGCTGGAGAAAAACTTACCAGAAAAGACATAGCTGATGTTGGAAATCTTATCGGGGTATGCGTAGTTTCCGGGAACGTGCGTCGTTCAGCTGAACTTTTAATTGGCCGTATTGATGATCAAGATTTTCTAAATTTAAAAAATGCAGGTGTTTTTCCAGAAAGAAACTCATATAGTCCAGACGCTCCAGGCTGGAGTTGGATGTCTAATAATTCTGTGGAAACAACGGTGGGCACGGATCTTAATGCGATTGTCGAAGGTATCGCGCGCAACGGAGAACCTGGAGTTCTTTGGATGGACATGAGCCGCCAGTACGGACGACTTGCTGATCCACCAAACAATAAAGATCATCGTGTAGCTGGCTATAACCCGTGCGCAGAACAGTCTCTAGAGTCCTTTGAGTGTTGCACTCTGGTTGAAACATACTTAAATAGACACGAAAGTTTAGAAGATTACAAACGAACACTTAAATTCGCTTATCTTTACGCAAAAACGGTAACCCTTCTGCCCACCCACTGGGAGGAAACAAATGCAATCATGCAAAGAAATCGACGCATAGGTGCCTCTATGTCTGGCGTGGCGAACTTCGCTGATTCTGTGGGAATTCCAACTCTGCGCGAATGGATGGACGAGGGTTATAGAACAATCCAAAGATATGACAACGTGTATTCCGAGTGGCTTGGAATTCGTGAATCAATTAAAATGACAACGGTAAAACCATCTGGTACTGTTTCCATCCTTGCCGGAGAATCTCCCGGAGTTCATTGGACACCGGGCGGCAAATTTTTTAACAGAACAATCAGATTTTCCAACGAAGATCCCATGCTGCCATTGTTTAAAATGGCAAACTATACCGTAGAACCAGCATCTGAGTCGCCAAACACAACTTCGGTTGTTTATTTCCCGATCAAATCAGAAGCTCAAAGAGCGGAACGCGATGTTACAATCTTTGAAAAAATGTCTTTAGCGGCAATAGCCCAAAGATATTGGTCGGACAATTCCGTATCTGTCACTATATCATTTGATAAAGATAAGGAAGCCCAACACGTGGGTACCGTCCTGCATATGTATGATGGTCAACTAAAAACCGTATCATTTCTTCCCAGCGGAAACGACACATATCCACAAATGCCCTATATTCAAATAACCGAAGAGCAGTATGATGAATACAAAAAAGTTCTTTTCCCAATAGATTTTGCTGGGGTGTATGCCGGAATGGCAATCGACGCAATAGGGGAAAGATACTGCAGTACCGATTCTTGTGAAGTCCAACTCATAAAAGATAATGTGTAAATACCATGAATGATGATCGGTAGGAATCAAGAATATATCAATAGGACGTTCCAGGAAATGGCTTCTAGGTTTGATTATAAAAATATAAAAGATATTAATCAAATGAACGCCAACGAATATATTGAACTCTGCAACGATTTAAATGCAGAATTGATTACCGCCATTCAGGAAATAAATATTATTATAAAAAATTTGTTTCAATATAAAGATGAATACTTTGAAATTCCCAAAGATATAAGTGATTTACTTCGTTCTTTATATAAAAGAGCTGGAGAATTCAATAATTATATGCTAGACTTAATAGACAAAGATTACTTAAATCTACCAGAGGAAGAATAGTGAAAGAAAATGAAAATATTATATCCGTTTTGGGGAATGGATATGTGAGACTCGTCGACTACATGGGAAGCGATTTATCGATTGTTAATGCAGCAAGAGCTTCGTTTGCAAAAGAATCGAAAGAGCTTTCTGCGGGAGACGCACGACTTATTGATTTTTTAATACGAGAAAATCATATGTCGCCGTTCAGGCACGCCTTTATGACTTTTGAAATTAAAGCCCCATTGATGGTCGCAAGACAACACTGGAAGTATGTTGTGGGGTCTGATCATTCCATGGATTCTTGGAATGAATCATCTAGAAGATATATAACAATAGACCCAGAATTTTACGTGCCAGAAGCCAACCAATGGCGAACAGCGTCAGAAGATAAAAAGCAGGGCTCTGGAGGGCCTATAGGCCCATGGCAGGGCGCCCTGTTAACCGACGAGCTTAACAAATATGTTAAACAAGGTGAAGCTCTATACAATATGGCCCTGGAGCAGGGTGTAGCGCCGGAGCAAGCAAGACTATTTCTAGCCGCATACGGCCTACAAATTGTTTATAGGTGGTCATGCAGTATTCAGTCTGTGTGTCTTTTTTTGACTCAAAGGTTAGCCGAAAATTCCCAAGTAGAAATACAGCAATACGCAGAAGCGGTGCGTTTTTTTGCGGAGCAAAAATTTCCAGTTACAATTAGTAGACTAATTCATTAATATGATCTTAGATGTAATTAAAATATTTTTATTTATGATATTTTTTAACTGGACAATCGCCATGCATCTAGTAAACACTAGGGTCGGTAGTAAATCTCAAAAGAGAAATACAGTTATACTTGCACTACTATTCAGTTTAGTGACTGGAATTGTGATAACATTGTAGCGTTATGCCAGCCTCAAAATTAAACTATATTGTAATATATAAAAACCACAGTCAAGTTTATGGCTGTTCTTCTAAGAAAATAGCAATAGAATCCCCTCCGCCAGACGGATACACGGAAGATGACAAGAGAATTCTTTTTGCATCTTTTGAACCGGATACAGATAATCTTTGTGTTTACGTTGTGTCTAAAGACGATATTTTTGAAGAAGAAATAGAAACAAGAAAAAATAAAAAGAAAGTAAAAAAAAATGAGTAAAAAAACAAATAAAAAAAAGAAACAAGTAATTAAACTTGAATCTAATCAAAGCTACATGGTGGAAGATCTAGGGGCCTTCATGCATGTACAGAAAACATACGCCTTGCTATTGCGTAGCAATATATCGCATGAGGAAAGGGCGCTTTGCGCCAGGGTGTTGTCCGCTGTCGACTCTGCAATCAAAAATGTATATCTTACACCTGAGGAGGGTTCTAATGAAGACTATTGGGATTAAGTATCTAGCGGCCGCCGCGTTAGTTTCTGTTTCTTTTTATGTATTTTGGAAAAGAAATAAAACCCCCTCTTTGGAATTTAATTATTTTCCTACCGCAGAAAAATATAACCCGTGCAATTCATTCATAGAACACTACGATACCAAAAATCTTCGAGAAGCTTACAGTAAATATCAAAAATATTTAGACTTTGGCATGAGCAAGGATAACGCATTCAAAAGTGTTATAGAAAATAAATTTAAAAATGATTGATCTCTGTGTTGTTAACCATAACACCAGCACACTGCTTGAACGCCTTTTTGATCATCTGCACAAAAACATCTCGGTAGCCAATAAATCTTGGAAACTTTACTTAGCGGACAATGATTCGACAGATAATACAATCGATTGGTTAAAAAACAAGAGTTCTCAATATCAAATAGATGGATTATGCCTCAATAAAAATATAGGCTATTCTGCCGCCTGCAATCAATTGGCCGCAAGGGGGTCTAGCGAAATTATTGGACTTTTAAACGCCGATGTTTGGTTAACCAACAGTGATGTAAATTGTATAAAAGATATTTTTGATAGTGATCCGACTATACACATACTGGGCCCTAAACAAAGGGATGAACATGGTCTTATAAGGCACGCGGGGATCATTGGGACCAACACGGCCCCAAAACATAGGGGCTGGATGGAGCCAGATATGGGCGACCGCCTCTACAGGGATAGGGTAAAATGCGTTACGGTTTCTGGATCCGCATATTTTATTAGAAGATACGTCTGGAATAATCTTACCTACAATCAGCAGTACAGGCAGTTGGTACCGAATGCGGTGGGGGCGTTTCTGCCCACGCCCCACTACTACGAAGAAACCTGGTGTTCGTATTTTGCCAGACATTTAGGCTATAATGTAGTGTATGACGGTTCTGTATCAATTGGCCATAGCTGGCATGCTTCATCCCCTAAACCAGGAGAGGGTTACAGCCACGCAGATGCACAATTCAAAACTAGTCAATCAATATTCCGCAGTGCATGCGATCAATTGGGAATAGAAAGAGATTAATATGTCAGATAAATTAAATCCATGGATATACAATGCAGAAGTCAAAAAAGTAGTTGATGGTGATACATTTGATATCATCATTGACCTTGGTTTTGATACCCTTAGAAAGGGTAGGGTTCGTCTTTATGGTGTTAATACTCCGGAGAGTCGCACAAAAGATTTGGCTGAAAAACAAAAAGGTTTGGCCGCTAAAGAGTTTACCGATCAATGGTTGGCTCGCGCAAAATACAAAGTTAAAATAGAAACTATTTTAGACAAGAACGAAAAATACGGTAGAGTTTTAGCCAAAGTTTGGAACGAGGGTGGCAGCTGCCTCAATACGGACATTGTTGCTGCGGGCTTGGCTAGAGAATATTATGGCGTAGGAGATAAAACCTGGTCAGAATTTAAATAATCGCCATATCGTAATTGTTTAAATTTTTCTGTTAAAAGTTGATTTTTTTTTATTCAGCGAGTATAATGTCTACCTGTAATTAGCCACTTCAATCATAAAGGAAAAGACATGACAGAGAATAAATTCAACTACTTTGAGGTTACGACTTCGTTCCTCGTTAAGGCAAAGAATAAATCAGAGGCAGAAAAGGTTGCTCTTGGACGCAAAAACGTTAAGGGTGAAATTCTTTCTACTAACACAGACGTAGAGAGAGTCTCTGCTGTAAATGTTAGAGAAATGTTGGAAATTTAACAACCATTTTTGTTGGGGGGAGTGCTGTTGGTGTGGTCAGCACTCTCCCCTTTTTCACATAGGAAAATCTTATGACTGCAAAAATTTATGCCCAAATGGTTGGCAGGAATGAACAGGGTAGGTTTTTAGAAGAGGTTTTAAAAAGACTATCTTTTCAGGTTGATGGTATCATCTTTACCGATGATTGCTCCGAAGATGACACTTTATCTTTGGCTAAACAATACTGCACAACCTATCGAACCCCAGAGCCGCTTTTTCCAAAGCATGAAGGGCAGCTGCGTGCCTATGCTTGGGGCAATCTTTCACAGCATGCGCAAGTTGGTGACTGGATTATAGCTATTGACTGCGACGAAATGCTGTATAGAAAAGATGATCTTTCTTCTTTAAACATTAAAGAAGTTTTAAATAAGTCTGAATTTGATGTAGTAAACGTAAAATTTTATCATATGTGGAATGAGCTGCAATATAGGCAAGATAAACTGTGGGCTCCAAATAATAGTTTAAGAATTTTTAGATTTAAACAAAATGGTGGTTTTTTAAATAAACGACTTGCCTGTGGTTCAGAACCATCATATGTTGCGAATTGGGTGAGAGAACGAAATTATTGGTTAAATTCTGGCCTAATAATGAAACATTTGGGATACCAAAGAGATGAAGATAAAATATCAAAATATGAAAGATACATAACAATAGATAAAGGTGAATTTCATGATATAAAACACATACAATCAATAATCGATAAAAATCCAACATTAATTAGTTGGGGAAATTTTGGAGTATAATATGAAAAATAAAATTAGGTTAGTGGGTCAGATACAGACTATCCAAACCCTTACGAAAAAGATGCTAGGCAAAAACAAATATGCATACGTATCTTTTCCAAAAACAGCGCTGTTAGCCATAAGCCCATCAAATGAAAAACTTATACCTACGAATTTTATAGATGAAATTAATAAATCTTTTTCCATTAAAGATCCGGCGTATATGAGGGCGGTTCCTTCTTCGTTTATTTACTCGGCGGATAAAGACAACGAATTAGATTTATCTATCTTAAAAGATGATTCTGTTTATTTTAATTCATCTACATTAGAAAATTATTACAATTCTAACAAGTCTGTATTTAATTCTTTTGTTCAGTTTTATTTAAAAAATTCACCGTTTATTACTGTGTCATTCAATGATAAAAAGCACATAACCCAACTATTGGGCTTTCCGGCAGCTTATACGTGTGTCCCACATAATGACTATTATAACAAGCTTGATGAAATATGTAATTTTTTAGATGAAGTTAAACACCTAAGCGACGTGGTCGTATTGGATTGTCCGATTCTTGCATCTGGCTTAGCTCATCGAATCTGGAATAAGTTTGATCTTTCTATTCTTGATTTGGGAAAGATAGTAAGCTATTCAAAAATTAAGTTTTTTGATAGGACAAAATTTAATGACAAAAAAACATATAAAAACTGATAAAGAAGATGATCTTTTTCTTATAGACTTATTATTTGACTCAGATTTTACTTTATCAGAAATAGCAAAAGAGATTAATTTATCTTATAATAGTTTAAATAAAAAAATCTCCTCTCTTGGTCTTAATTGGATAAAAGAACAGAAGAAAAAATCGTCTAGAGGTCAATCAGCTTTAACGCATGTGGTCAAAAAACTCCTGCCTGGGCATAGGGTTGTCAATGAATATCACATTGGTGACAGATTAAAGCTTGACGTGTATTGTCCTACGTATAAACTTGCGGCAGAGTTTCATGGAAGACAACACTTTTATTATACGCAGAGATTTTATGAATCTAAAGACGACTTTAATCAAGCCGTTGAAAGAGACAGAAAAAAGGCAGAAAAATGCAAGGAACTTGGCATAGCTTTTGTTGTTTTTAGATACAACGACCTGCTCACAGAAGAAGCGGTATATGATAGAATAATGCAGGCCATACGTAATACGGAATTTAAAGTAGAGCAGGGATCCAAGAAAAAAAATATAAAAGATAATAAATACTATCAACAACAAAAAAAGAAATACAATAAAAGAAAAAAAGATATGTATCAAAAATTTAAGAATAAAAAGAAGTATCATGACAGATAATTCTGCGGTACAGGCTACCCATGATGTATACCCAATCGAGTACCAAATATTTGCGCTGTCTTTTAGGCAGTCGGGGGCAATATCTTTTTTTAAAAACAATTTACATACAGATATGGTTGGTCTTTTAGAGGGCCAAAATGGAATAAATGAGTTTTATAAATCTTTAATTTCCTACTCTACATCTACCGATCTAGATATAGTTGATCCGGTTGCATTTCAAACCTGGATGCAAACAGAAAGTGATTTATATGAAGCACTAAACGGTCAGCATGGCGTAGAGTTAATGATGGATATCCTGGGGAAAATGAAACTCTCTACGCCAGAAGCAGTCACAAAAGTTATAAAACACAAACATAATAAAATTAAACAAAAGAATCTATTAAAAGAACTGGAGTTTATCTTAAGTCAAAAAGGACTTAAATCTGAAGAAGATTTGTCCAAAATGACGTCTTTGGCCATAGAAATAACAACCCTAGAAAATCAAATTAATTATAATCCCTACGATGGTGTGGTGACAGCTAAAGAAATCATAGAAAAAATAGATTCTTTATTAGATACCCCAGATTTTTTACCGACACAATATAAATCCCTGAATAGAGCCATGGGGTATACAAACGACGGGGGCTTTTACAGGGGGTCTGTTCATGCGATTATTGCGGCTTCAGGCAAGGGCAAGAGTACGTTTGCCAAATGCCTCGTAAACAATTGGCTGGATAATGGATACAAAATTTTATATATTAATTTTGAAGAGGCTAGAAGTCATTGGGAAAAAATATTGATGACACAAGTAATAGGCAGGAACGTTTATGCGGAAGTAAGTAATTGGAATGAAGATGATAAAAGAAAATATATGTCTTTGTTTATGAGCAGACTTATGCAGTGGGGTGATCGCCTTATGGTCAAACACGATCCGGATACTCCGTATTTTGAAGATCTTGAAAAATGGCTCAGGGAAATCCTCCTGCAGAATCAGGATATCCCAGATGTTATCGTCATAGATACCATACAATCTATGTTTACCAGATCAAAGGGAAAGGCTAGGTGGGGCGAGTTTGAGGAAATGATGGTTCGTTTAGAAAAGCTTGCAAGAGATATGAACTGCGTACTTATAATTACAGCTCAAGAAAATTCCAATAGAATGAAAGAAAGAAGGGAAGTTGTAATGCAGTCAGATACAGGTGGGTCTTTAGCTATTCAGCAGAAGTGTGCAGTAACTATATTTATTACTGAGAAAAAGCTTATCAGCGGAGATGATTCTGAGGATGAAAACATCATGCAGCTTCAAATACCCAAGAACAGAATAACGGGCTCTACTTTTTCTTATGAGCCACCACTTGTAAGATATGTGGATTCCAAAAAGACATATGAAGAATACGAAATGGTTACTTCGACATCTTACGACGCGTCTTCTATATTAGATGATTTATTAAATAACGGCGATTTTTCATAATGCAGTTAATTAACGTACAATCCATTAAAGACTATCAAACATGTGCGCTACTATACAAGTATAGGCACAAGGACAATTTACCGGAAAAAATTCTTGCCAGGGATCTCATCACTGAAAGATTTGAAAATACTATTAAGGAAATTATTTATTATTTCTTTTACAAAAAACAGGGAGGATACGCCCCTTCGTACTCATCTCTGCTGAATAGGTGGGAGAAACTATGGTTTTCTGAAAATGTTTCTAATTATGATATTGTTACAGAAAAACACGAAAGCGCCTACGGAAACAACGCCAGTTTAACAACTAAAGCGGCAGCCCTACTTCTTTCTTTCCATAAAAATTTTAGCCATCAAGACTATATACCAATATCGATTAACGACGAGTGTATTGTTCCTGTTGGGAAAAGCGTTAAGATGAAATATGTTTTTGATATTATTCTGGCTAAAAATAAAAAATATTACGTAATTAAATTTTTGTTTAACTATAAAGACAGTCATCAAAATATGTACGAGATAGATTTTGCCGCGATGAAGCATGCGTATTTGTTCAAAAATCCCACTAAAGTATTACAAACAAAATTTGGCTATATTGACTTTGTGCAGCCAAAAATATCTTTTAAAGAATTTGACATACAAGAGGAAGATCTTATGGCATTGGAGTTTTGGGCGCAGGAAATAGTTGATGAACAATCTTTCGTACCGAGAAGGGGCCTGACATGGTATTGTAAAAAATGCCCGTTTGATAAGCCATGCTCGAAGTGGAAAGGGTGGAAAAATGTCAAAAAAACATAAGCAAGCGAGACTTGGAATTTTGTTTACCGATGAATTAACTGATAAAATAAACCATATGAGTAATCTAACTGGATTTTTTGATCCAGCTAAATTTGTTTACTATCTTGTAGATAAAGAGTACGCAACTTTGATAAAGGATTTTGATGATTCCGACGGAGGTGACGAGCAATGAAAAAAACTTTACTAGATAAACTTTTAGATGAAGACGTTTTTTTAAAAGAAAATAAAGAAGAAGACAAAATTCTTTTTCCTATTTTAAATGAGATTAATTTAATTTCCTCAGTTCATATAAGAAACTTTGTTAGGTCTGTTCTTCTGAAGTGCGAGGGTTTTTGGATAATCCCTTCAAGCTTTTCTAAAAAATACCACCCTATTGATGAACATGACGAGGGTGGAAACGTTCTTCATACCCAAAGGGCGGTTAGGGCCGGAAAGGTGCTGTGCGAATCGTACGGTTTGGGGGTCGAAGATAGCGACTTAGTTTATGCAGCCCTGCTGTTGCATGATATAACTAAGGGTATAAAAAGGGACGGGGCTAGTCCTTACGTTTACGATCCTTTTCATCCGTATACCGCGCAAAAATTTATCCAGTGGTGTATCGAAGAAGATAAAAAATATTCTTCAGAATCTTCTTCCGCCACGCTGTACGTTGACGATGCGGTGATTGAGGAGATAATGAGACTTATCAGGTGTCATCTTGGCCCATGGTCTCCAATCCCTGAAACAATACCAACAACTCACCTGGAGATGATAGTTCACCTTGCGGATAATATATCTTCAAAACTTCATACAATAATTGACGGCGAAACTGTCATCGAGCGCAGGTGGAAACCAGATGACAACAAGTGAAAATAGCGTCTTACAGAAAAGACTGCTACTTCTAAATTCATTGGAATTGTACATTAACGAATCGGTTTACTATAGATCTTATAGCAAAGAAATGAATCCTACCTGCAAATATACCCTATGGAACTATGGCGAAAAAATGGGGAAGGTTTCTATAAAATGAGACTTTCAAACGATGAAACCAAGTTTCTTAATCAGTGGCGATACGTAGAGGTGGCTAGATATGTGCCGTCTCTTGACAGGGTGATAAGGGATAAGGCGGGCGATGATCCGATCTTTTATGATATCAATAATATTAATGAGTATAGAAACTTACATCATAATGTTGGTTTATATACTTCTATTTGGCATTATAACTCAAAAGAAATAAACAACTGCAGTAGGTTGGGCTCTCTTTACTTTGATTTAGATAACGAAGATATTAACAAATGTCATAAAGAAGCCATGTTTTTGTATAATTACCTGACAAAATTTATTCCAGAAGAGTCTGTTCTTGTTTATTTTACTGGTAAAAAGGGTTTTCATATTGAATGTGAAGCCGTCGCCCTGGGGATTAATCCAACAAATGAACTTCCCAAAATATTTAGATACATCGCAACGAAGCTAAAGCATAAATATTTAATAGAGTCTTTGGACTTTGCGGTTTACGACATGAGAAGGATGTGGCGCTTAGCCGGGTCTAGGCATCAGTCTACCGGTCTATATAAAAACATTATTCCTAAAGATATTTTAAATTCAGCATCAAGTACGTCTATAGATTCTATTATTTCTTACTGCTCCGTGCAAAGGGAAAATGCTGTTGAAGAGCAGATTTTTTCCCTATCTGCCAATGAGTGGTATAGGCAATTCACGTATCAGATAGAGGAAGAAAAAACAAAACCAAAAGATTTTTTAGAGTCGTTTAATAAATACGGATCAAGTAAGTTAAAACCATTTAATGAAAAACAAAAATCATTTGAAAAAGAAAATTTATGGAAAAATTGTCCAGCGGTGAAAAGGTTACACGAACAGGCTATTAACAACAAGGAATTAGAACACGAGGCGAGATTGTTTCTGTGTTCTATACTGACTTACAATATAGACTCCATCAAATATCTTCACGAAATACTTAGCAGTTGTGATGATTACAATTTTGAAAAATCTACTGGGCATATTAATGACTGGGTTAGAAGAAGAGAGCTGGGGATCGGCGGCAGGCCGTATACCTGCGACAGAGCCAATGCAGTAGGGGTTGGGTGTGGCGACTGCGCCTTGGAGAAAAGAAATAAATGGGTTAGAATAGGTGATAAGCTTTTTGAAACAAGTGAGCAGTCTTCGCCTTCTCCAATTCGATTTGCCTATAAAACAATAAAGGATAAAAATGTCAAACGATGATGTAATCGGTCTTTGTTCTGATTGCGGCACCGAGCAGTCTGAACGATCAATGTTTGCCAGTCCATTTGCTCAAGCGGGAAAACCTCCGGTGTGTAGATATTGTGCGGGAGTTGTAATCGTATGCCACAAAAAAGATAAAGATAAAGTGCTAGACGATATCAAAAGACAAAGAGGAATCCAGTGAAAAATTGGACCAATTTACACAATCACACCGTTTTTTCCATGTTAGATGGACATGGCGATATAGAAAAATATTTAGATAGAGCTAAATCGCTCGGTATGCTGGGTCTAGCCACAACGGATCACGGGAATATACATTCATGGCTTGATTTTTACGACGCTGCTATCGCCGTTGGCGTTAAACCCATTCTTCGGAAGTGAGTTCTATCAAGCCAGGAAAACTAGATTTGATAAGGACGAAGAAGAAAGATCTGGCCCATCCAAAAACGAGTGGGAACAAAGAGGCCCCTATCATATAACAATACTGGCAAAAAACAATGTTGGCTATCATAACATTATCAAAATGTCTTCTAAAGCTTTTTTAGAAGGATATTATGTAAAGCCCAGATTAGATCATGATTTAATATCTCAATATTCTGAGGGTATTATTGTTTTATCTGGCTGTCTTAACAGCGAAATTTGTCAGGCGCTTCTGAGAGATGACTACAATTTTGCCCTAGAAAGCGCGTACAAAATGCAAAGTATTGTAGGTAAAGAAAACTACTTTATAGAAATACAAAATCACGGTATATTAGAACAGAGAAAAATCTCAAGTAAACTTCTGGATATAGCAAAAGCGATCGACGCAAAAGTGGTAGCGACTAACGACTCCCATTACGTAAATCAGCACGATGCCAGGGCGCACGACATCATGCTATGTGTGGCCACCAACTCAAATGTACATACCCACAATAGGTTTTGTTTTTCCGGTGATAATTTTTATTTAAAATCTTACCAAGATATGGAGACCCTATTCAACGCCGATTGGTTAAAAAATACCATGTTAGTCTGCGACATGGTTGATGTTAATTTAAAGTTTGGAGAAATTCACTTTCCTAATTTTCCAATTCCAACAAACGAAACATCAACTGAATATTTTGAACGATTAGCTTGGGATGGATTACGCAACAGATATGGCAGTGAGCTTCCCGCACCTGTTGTCGAGCGAGCAAATCATGAGATAAAAGTTGTAAAAGATATGGGATTTCCCGAGTACTTTCTTGTTGTGTCTGATCTGGTTAGATGGGCTAAATCAAATCAAATAAGAGTTGGATGGGGCAGGGGTTCTGCGGCTGGCAGTGTTCTGTCGTATGCTTTCGATATTACAAATCTTGATCCAATTAAGTTTGGTTTATTGTTTGAAAGATTTTTAGTTGAAGGAAGAAAATCAATGCCTGATATTGATCTTGATTTTGACGACAGGCACAGAGATAGGGTTATTGAATACGCCAAATCTAAATATGGCAGTGATCGAGTAGCGCATATTTGCACGTTTAACAGGACCGGCGCTAGACAATCCATCAGGGACGCCGCCAGAGCTCTTGGCTACGATTTTTCCGCTGGCGACAAAGTGGCCAAACTTATTCCGCCACCAGTGTTGGGTATTTCAAAAAACTTAAGTGAATGTATGGAGGTACAAGAATTTTCTTCAATTTACACAAAAGACTCGCAAGCAAAAGAAATTATAGATGCGGCGTTTGGGTTGGAAAATTTGGTAAGACAAACTGGCATACATGCAGCGGGAGTCGTTATATCGCGCAATCCCCTAATTGATTATTTACCCATCATGCAAAAAGGCGGAGACAAACCTGTTGTCACCCAATGGGATATGGAAAGGGTTGAGCAGTGTGGTTTGTTAAAAATAGATTTTCTTGGGTTAAGAAATCTTGGGGTTATTGATATTTGTCTTGATCTAGTTAAGAATAGAAGGGGAATTGATATTGACATTAATCAAACTGCGCTAGACGATAAGCGCACTTTCGATATGCTCTGCAGGGGGCATGCTATGGGCGTTTTCCAACTTGAATCAAGCAGCATGCGAGACATGATGGTCCAACTCCAGCCTAAGAACATAGAAGATATTATGGCACTGATCTCCCTACATAGGCCTGGCCCTATGGGTTCTGGAATGGACAAACTCTATATTGACAGAAAACATGGAAAGTCTCAGGTTTTGTATGATCATCCAAAATTAGAAAAGGTTCTTGGATCTTCGTTGGGCATCATGCTGTATCAAGAAGATGTGTTGGCCGTGTCCAGGGAGCTTGCTGGTTTTTCTTCCGCCGAAGCCGATGATTTAAGAAAAGTTATTGGCAAAAAACTTATGGATAAAATAGCTTTGTTTAGACAAAAGTTTGTAAAAGGATGCGAATCCTATTCTAACTTAAATAAAAAAATAGCTAATAAGATTTATTCGGACATTGAATATTTTGGCGGCTATGGCTTCAACAGGGCGCACGCCGCTAGTTATGCAATGGTTTCATACATAACTGCGTATTTGAAGGCTCATTTTACCGCAGAATATATGGCCGCCCTTATGTCTTCTGTGGTTGGCAATAAAGATAAATTAACCGCCTATTTGTCCGACTGTAGGCAGCTTGGCATATCCGTGCTCCCACCGTCAATCAATAAATCTGATAAAGACTTTCAAGTTATTGACGATAATACAATTATTTTTGGGCTTTCTGCAATTAGCGGTGTTGGCGAATCTATAGCAGATGCAGTAATTAACTGTAGGGATGTTCAAAATCCATATTTAAGTATGTACGATTTTTTTAGAAGAACTGATACAGCTATACTAAAAAAATCTACGCTTGAGCATTTCGCAAGAGCTGGCGCTTTAGATGAGCTGATTAATTTGGTTGAAGAATTTGATATGACGAGAAAATATGAGTTAGATATATTGGAAAAAGAAAAAGAAGAATTGGGTATATATGTGTCCAAACATCCGATCGAGGGCGTATGGGATTTTTTACAGAAAGATATCACCGTAAAGATACAGGATGTTTGCGAAATGCCCAGTGGTGCAAATGTTAAAATAGGTGGAATAATTACAGGGGTTAAAAAAATTATTACCAAAAAAGGTCAGAAGATGTTTAAGTTTATAGTTGAAGATTTGACCGGGGAGATGGAGATTGTTGTTTTTCCAAGAGAATCTAAAAATATAGCTGATGATTTTTTTATAGAGGGCGACATAGTTATTGTTACCGGGTCTGTCAACAAAGAGAATGAGGACGAAATAGCCAAAGTAAAAATATTCTTTAATTCTATTGATAAAATAGATGTATCAAAAGCTATTGGGACTCAATCAATTAATTTAAATCTTCCTAAATCACCAAGCATGGAGTTAATTCAAACTATTTATGATATAATTGAGTCAACAAATGGTCCGATAAATGTTTTCTTTTCTTATATGGAAAATAACAAAAAGGTTACTTTTCGTTTTAAGAAAACAACATCATTAAAAATAGAAGATAAAATTAATCAATTAGTAAGCACATGGAGTTAACGTGACACTACCGGGAACATATGAGAATCCAGCGGCCAAAACGTGTTGGGCGTTTTGTTCATCTTGCAATAGATGCCAAAACAAAGGTAGGTACAGCAAATGCAATACCTGCAGCGGTAGGTACGATCCCAGGGGCTGCATAGATGCGCACCCAGATGATTATTGCGACTGTAAAAATGGCATCTTGAGATGGCGAACACAAAAGGGCCAATTAATTATAACAAGATTTAAATCTAACCCCTTCAAGGGAACCGTAAAGTATGAAAAAAAATCTGAAGACGAAAGAGATTGGGATTCTTACGTCAAGGATATGAGAGAAAAAATGAATGACCCAAACTTTAATCCGGTAACAATATACGAGGAGTAGAATATGAATACACAAGAAGTGGGTAGGATGCTTTTAAATAACACCACCTTGATTGAATACGGATCTGGAGATAATTTGAGCTATTTCGTTCAGTCTGGTATAGCTGGATTTTATGCGTCTTCCGACGAACTCGCTGACCTTTATGCGGTTCTTAGCTACTATTACAATATTGATGGTATTAACAACACGGTAGTATCATTAAGGCAGGGTGCAAACGATTGGATGGAAAATGATGAGCTGGCCGTATAGCGAAGACGATTACATGGAAATTGGAACCACCGGTTGGGTTCCCGTTGGGGAACGGTTCATATAGAAATATTCATAACGGTCATTTTATAGATGAAAACGGAAATGAATATGACGAATCTGGAGTTTTTATTCAAACCGTGCAGGATGTTGATGACGATACAAATTAAAAAAATATCAGAACTGTCTGATTTTGAACGCCTTGCTTTATCTGATTTTTCATACTCAAGAATAGATACGTACAAGTTGTGTCCAGCAAAGTATTTTTACAGCTATATACAAAAAGAGCCAAGACAAAAAAACGATGCGGCCCTTCTTCGGAAATATAATACATTCGGTATTAGAAGATAACGTTTCCAAAGAAGAAAAGCTTGATCATACCAAATTGGTCGAATCGTATCAAGAGCATGCTAAAAAGCAAGATCCAGATAAAATTGTTGGAGATCAGTTAGTAGAAGTTGGAACTACAATACTGAATGAATTCTTCGATCAATATGGTGAATCTACGTTTGATGTTTTTGACAAAGAATATGAATTTAAATTTATCATTGGTAGTTATTCTATTCTTGGTTATATAGATAGAATAGACATTGTTGATGAAAACACATTAAAAATAATTGATTATAAAACCGGCAAATGGGAAGTCGCGCAAAAAGATATACAAAATAATCTACAACTGGGCATTTACGCCCTAGCGGTTTCTGAGGCTTTTCCGGATAAAAACATCTACGCAGAACTATATTATTTAAGATCTGGTAGAAGAAAAGGTCATCTCTTTACTAAAGAAGATTTAGAAAATGTAAAGCAGAATTTAATTAAAGAAATTAATAAAATTACTGAAGATACATTTTTTCATCCAACGAAAAACGAAAGAGCCTGCACCTACTGCGACTTCGCCAAATCAGGAGCCTGCAATACCGGGGTCTTTAGGATGCGCAAGCTCGCCAAAGCATAGTGGTATAAATAAAAAAACTTGGGGTAGGAGCCATACTCTGACCCCTACCCCAAGCGGGGGGAATTAATTAGGCGGTGACTGGCTCAGCAGCCGCTGAAGCCGCCAGATCGAACTCACCGAACTCTGCAACAACCTTTGTTGCCTCGTCACGTGAGTAGCCCATTGTACTGAGGTTAGTGATAATTTCTTCGTTAACTTCAATAAGGAAGCTATCGATAAGTGTGTCTAACTTGCTTGTCATATTATTCTCCTTGATTATTTGATTTGTGGATGTTTTATAAATTATAATGGACTAGGATTAGGTTACACATATAGGATAGCAGATACATGGTAAAAAACAACACTCCAGAAGAATTTTTTTTAGATATTTCTGGTCTTCAAGAACACCCTGTTCTAAACCGCCCTTTGCTAAAACATTATAAACTTGACGAGTCTACCATAGCGCCAAAGCGGTGGCAAGGGCAACGTATACCAGCACACAAAGACTGGTTATAGGGAAGACATAGGATTAGTTTTAAGATCGAATTGGGAGGCAAACTTTGCTAGAATATTAAAGTTGTATGATATAGATTTTGAATTTGAGCCAACGGTTTTTGCATTTCCGATTAAACGAGGAACCAAAGCCTACACTCCTGATTTTTATATAAACAATAGAAGTATTTGGATTGAGGTAAAAGGTTTCTTAGATGATAAAAGTAAAATAAAACTTAAAAGATTTAAAAGATATTATGAAAAAGAATTTAATAATTTAGTTTTTGTCATAAGCAAATTTAATACTGATGCAAAAGATTACGCAAAAGAATTGGGTATTAAAAACGTAATCTTTTATGAAGACATTAGATCCTTTTATGCGGATAAGATTTTGAATTGGGAAGGAAAATAATGAGTTCGTATAAAGAACAGTATTACAACTTAAAAGAAGAAGAAATGCAGCTGCTGATATCACAGGCTAAAAAGGGTAATGAAAAATCTCAAAGAGAATTAGTGAAGGTTTTTAATAATTTTTTAACAAAATATACAACCATGTTGTATTATGGAAAATATAATCTCAACGATTATGACATTAGAAGATTTACTTCTCTTTTTGTAAAAGATCCATTTGTTCGTTTTTCTTTAATGAAAAACAAATTAAATATAGCTGGATACAAACATGTGAACGAAGTGCTTAGGCGGAATCACCTATATGGCAAAAAGATATCGGTGACGAAGAGGATGTTAGGCAGACCGTAGACATGACCTTTTTTCAGTGCATCGCACGATATCAAAGAAAAGATTCAGAAAAAGGACCAATACCATTTAGCCGGATTTTTATATAGTTACTTTTTTTATCTTTTGAAAAAAAATGTTGATACATTTTTAATAGATCAATTAGGAAGAAAAACTTTTCCACTACTAAATGACGAATCTTCGGATGACAGTGAGGACTCGCAAAAACAAATTGGGTTTAAGGCCCCTCCAGAAGAGAGGGAAATGGAGTCATTTTTAAACACAGAAGAGATAAATGAGTTTTGGATTCTCGGCGAAAGCTGCGCTGAACCATTTGCCAGTTTAACCGTTCAAGAAAGACAACTTCTTAAGTGGCGTTATGTTGATGGGTTAAGATCTAGTGAAATAAGCCAAAAAATATCTGAACACCCGAATACGGTTAGGGAGCATTTATCAAAAACAAGAGATAAACTATTAAAGATTCTGCTGGAATCTAAGATGGAAGATGTGATAAACTTTCTCGATCTGCAAAAGGACTGATATGAACGTTCACGGAATGCAAAAATTAAATGAACTTTTAAGAGAGTTTATTGATCCGCAAATTCAAGAGATCGTAACGGGGTACGCTTCCGGACAAAAAGATTCAGAATATTTTATAACTATTCCAGACATTGATACGCTTGATCTGGGCATGCAGGACCTAGCCTCCTTGGTTGCAAGGACTTCAAACGTTTATGGAAGAATAGCTCGCTTTGCCGGGATGGCTAGGGCCCAATATAAGCTTATAGAGGGATCATACAAGAGAGTCTACAAGGCCAATAGGGTGGGCAAGAATGAAGCCGAAAGGGAAGCCAACGCCCTGGGCGCCGCAGAGAGCGAATATACCGCCCTGGTTACCGCTGAGTCGATAGTTCATTTAGCGGAGTCTATGGAGGCAGCGGCAAGAATTGCTTCTGAATCGGCAAGAAAGTTAATTGACAAAGTGCAATCAATGCAGATTGCGTCTTCGAGAGAAGAAAAAGGATTTTATAATGAAAAAGATTTTAGGACATATTAGCATGTATATTGGCCACTATAAGGCGGTTGATTCAGCGGAAGAATTTTTTTCTGAATCCAGAGAACATTTAGATTTCCCGACACAGGTAGAGCACAAGAAAAAAAGATATTCCCTTGTACGCACTCATATTGTTTCGACCAAAAAACAATTAAGTAATCTAAAAAGCAGGGCAGAAGAGTTAAATATTAAATTTGACGTAAAGATATAATTTTCTAATGCATATTGAAGTATTTTGTGATGGAGCTTCTAGGGGCCAGGGTCAAAAGAAAACAGGAGAAGCTTCATGCGCTACAGTCGTATACAAAAATAGAAAAAAAGCCGCACAATTTGCTAGAGGTCTTGGTTTAAGAACCAATAATGAAGCCGAGTTTGAAGCTGTTATATCCGGACTGTTGATTTGTTCTATGTCTGATTTCCGTGATCCGATTATTTATACAGACTCAGCTGTTGTTGCGAATCAAATCAGCGGTAAATGGAAATGCAAAAACCACTCACTTCTGCCACTTCTAATGACCGTCCAAGATATTAAGGAAGAATTTAATTTTAAGATTGTTCAAGTCGAAAGAAGTTTTGTTTGGGAGCCCGATCAATTGTGCAATGAATTTCTAGATAAGTTAGCTGACAAAAAGGGTAAGTATAAAAATCTGTGATATACTTGTTGAGCTATGAGTAAAACTTTCCAAGAAAATTACCCGATCATAATTGGCTTAGCCGGTAGGGCTGGAAGTGGGAAAACCTCTGTGGCAGAAACTATATGCCCAAAGGGTTCGCTTGTATCCGCCACCGGATTAGCTGAGAGTGTTTCAATTATCTGGCAGCATATCTTTTATGCTCTTCCATTGTATGAACTAGCTTCCATTAAGAAAAACGTTAAGGGGGTTAACGAAAGATCCAGAAAGCTTTATGCAATTCATGAAGTTCTTTACGAAATTTATGGGGGAAGTCCTATTGGTTTTGTCCCAGATTACGAAAAGTTTACAAGCATGGTTATGCAAATTGAAGCTCTTTCGATAGAACCAGAGGGGGTAAAGCCTAGAGATTTTTTGCAGAAGGTGGGAGATATTTGCAGGAATCATAGAAGTTCATGCTTTTCCGATTGGGCGATTATGAAGTCTACAAAACTGTATAGAGAATACAGAAGCGACCTAGAAGAAGACGCTGTGGCTAATCCCTTTGCGGTTATCATATCCGATGTAAGATTTGAGAATGAGGCAGATTCTATTTTAAAACAACCAAATGGTTTGGTCGTAGTTTTCGATGCAGAAGAAAAAACTCTTAACGAAAGAATTCTTAGAAGAGATGGACAACCGCTTTCTTACGAACAAATGAACCACCATTCCGAGAAACAAATTGATAGCATTAGACATAAAGCAACATACATTGTTAAAACTGACGATATGTCCCTGGAAGAACAATCTATTCATACACTTAAATTAATCACGAATCAACTAGAAAGAGTAGGAATTTAAATGCCAAAAATAACCGAAAGCGCTGTGGAGCAGTCTGTTTCTACCGTTATGGATTCGGTGGTCGCGACACATCAAAAATTAACCGTTAGAACAGAGCCAGTTTTAACAGTTGCCGTGGGCAGAAAAGTGAATACTGGAAATTTTGAAAACGTGGATGTTATGGTTTGCCTTACGGTTGGCATGCAGGATGCAGATCCTTCAAATGTGGAAGCCTTTTCTATGGCCGTAAAAGACGCTGCGGCACAGGCTTTTTCCCTAGCATCTAGGGAGACGGCAGAGAGGTATAACGCAATAAAAGAGGCTCAACAGGGTCGATAATTTGCATTTTCTGGTTTTAAACGATACTATATAAACATACTTAACTTAAAGTAAAGAGGTATAAATATGAAAAAATTAATTTCAATGCTTAAACAACTACTGGGTAGGCCAGAGGTCGCAAGCCTTAAGTCTGCCGTTAGTGACGCTGCGCAAAAAGCCGCACAGGATGTTGCAGCTTCTGCAAAAAAAGCCGCTGAGGAAGTGG